AGTCGTATGAGCACACTTGAAGTAAATAGCATACAACCCTTATCATCAGGAACTACAGTAACATTAGGTGCTAGTGGTAAAACTTTTACAATACCGGCTGGCTGCACTATATCAAATAGTGGCACAGCTTCAGGATTTGGTAAGATTGGTCAAGTGATACAAACACAAACAACAGCTTATGGCTCAGTGACAGCAACAAGCTGGACTAAAATTCATACAGATTTTGACACAACAATTACACCCTCTGCAACAAGTAGTAAAATTTTAGTAAGCATAACTGCTGGTATCTATCCAAATAACGGACATTTAACCTTGTATAGAGGTGGTTCAAATCTCCTTACTGATAAAGGTTATGTAAGAATGTACACAAACAATGACACAGGTGTGACTGACTCTTATAGTTTTTTAGACTCTCCAAATACAACAAGTGCAACTACCTATTCTTGGTATGCAAAAATGGTTTCTGGAACTTTTTATTATAATAATGATGTAACAACTGGAACAATGACACTAATGGAGGTACTAGCATAATGGCTATCACAAGATTACCAGCAACTGCCTTAAGTGGTACATCATTACCTTCAACTATTACTTCAGCTAGTGGATTGTCTTTAGGTAAAGTATTACAAGTACAAACAACAGTTACAACTACTACATCAAGTACAAATTCTACATCATTTACAGATATAACTAATCATTCTGTTAACATTACTCCTAGCTCATCAAGTTCAAAAGTATTGGTAATGATTACTTTTGGTGCAAGAGTTATGAGTTCGAGTAATCAAGGTGCTGTATTTGATTTTAAAGTATTAAGAGATTCAACTGGTATTTCAGAGTTTAGATTAGGCAATAGAGAAGCAAACAACGAACAAAGAGATATGCACACACCTGGATATCATGTTGTAGATCAACCCTCAACCGATAGTCAGGTAACTTACAAATTACAAATGAAAAAAATTAATGGCGACCAAGTGCAGATAAATGACGGAAGCAAACAAGCTCACATTACAGCCATAGAAATAGAAGGTTAAATTTAACAAAGAAAGGAAAAACAAATGACAATAGATATAGCAAGTGCAATCAAAGCTCTCAAAGATGATGCAGAGTTTGTAGTATCAGGTGAACCTAGCAGTCAAGCTGAGTATGAAGCTAATGTAAAATATGTAACTGGTGCAGATGAAAATGGTACAGCTGTTTTCGGACCACAGTTATTTACATGGGCAGAAGTATCAACAAAGAAAGCTGAGTTACAGACTGAATACGACAATAATCAGTATCAAAGAGATAGAGCTTCTGAGTACCCAACATGGCAAGATCAGTTAGATGATATCTTCCATAATGGTATTGATGGTTGGAAAGCAACTATTCAGGCAGTCAAAGATAAATATCCAAAGGAGTAGACAATGTGTGAATATTGTAATGGCGAATGTGTATGTAGGTAATGCCTAGTCTATCTGAAAAAACAGAGATAGGCTTACCTCTTAAGAATTTACTAGGTCTATTAGGTATTACTGCAACAGCAGTATGGGCGTATTTTGGTATTATTGAAAGACTAAATAATATAGAAACTAGAGCTACTCTATTTGAAGCTGACTTGGTAAAGAACGCAGATCAAACTCCTATAGATCAGGAACAGTTTATGTTATTAGAATTTGTATCAGAACAAGTAGAAGGTATGTCTGAAGATTTAGAAAACATGGCACATAATAAAGTAAATATTATGCGACTACAAACTGATGTAGAGAAAGCACTAGACGATATAGAAGAACTGAAAGACAAAGTAAGAGCAAACGGATATGGTAACTAAAGTAATTATAGCATTACTATTGTTCTCTGGTGGTACTATGATAGAACATACAGTTACTGATGGTGTAAAAGATTGTCTTGAAAAGAAAAGAATTATGACACGGAATATGCAATCTGATACAGCAAGTATACAATGTGTTAAAGTAGAAGCACAAATAGAAACTATAGAAGGTGTTGAATTTATTAGATCAATGAGTAAAGTAAAGTAATGACTGAACATGAAAAAGAAGTAAATAAATGGCGTAAAGAAGCCAGAGCCAATAAAAGGCAAACAACAAAATTACAGAAGGTAATTGATGAGCAAGAGATATTTATTACTTACCTAACAAAAAAGATATTAAGACTAACTGAAGAAGAAGAAATGAATATGCACCTAACAACAGAACTTAATAAGTTCAAGAACCTAAATCTATCTGAAAAGATAGAAACTATGGATACAGCAAATGCCAAGTCAGTCGGAGAAAATCAATAAGTTAGACAAAGATATCCTGATTATAAAAAAGGATATCGAAGTCATTAAATCAAATCACCTTAGACATATAGAAACTGATATATCTATGATAAAGAAGGTCATGTGGTCAGTAGGATTTTTAGTATTCTCAAACCTACTAGCAATCATTATGATACAGTTTAAGTGAAAGTTTATCTTATCATTGTATTTTGTGTACAATCACTAACATCACCCCTTGAAAACACTTGCGTAGTAGAACCTCTGCATGAGGAAACATTTGTATCTATCCCACAATGCCTTGCATATGTGGATAACTTTAGATACAGTATCAAGAATAATAAGGATTTGTTTGTAACAGGATTCTGTACACAAAAACAAGAAGATGCCATTTGAGGAACTAAAAGAACGGATAAAGAAACACGAAGGCTATAGAGTTGATGTCTATAAATGTTCGGAAGGTTTCGATACTGGTGGCTATGGTCACAAGATAATACCTGGAGAAGAGATCCCCACTACTGAAGAAGGTTGGAATAAACTATTTGAAAAAGATTTCCAAACTGCGTGTGAAGGCGCTGACAATATACTCGGTGATTGTGATATAGATATTGTTGCAAGAGAAGTAATTATAGAAATGGTTTACCAAATGGGTGAAGGTGGTGTATCTAAATTCAAAGGTATGCTTTCAGCATTACAAGAAGAACGATATACAGATGCATCTGATGAGATGATTGATTCTCTTTGGTATCGTCAAACACCGAATAGAGCTTCGGAATTAGCTCTGATTATGAGGGAGATAGATGTTGCTTAATATGTTAGGACCTATTGCTGGTGCTGTATTTAAAACTATAGACAAAGTAGTAGACAATAAAGGTGAAGCTGAGAAACTCAAAGCTAAAGTCCAGGAGAAGATTATATCTGGTGAACTAGCAGAACTAGAAGGTGCTGCTAAAATTATACAAACAGAAGCACAAGGTGGTTTTCTACAAAGAAACTGGCGACCGATTATGATGTTGGTCTTTGCTGGTTTGATGGTTGCCCATTGGTTCGGTTATACTGCACCTAATATTCCAGAATCTGTACAAAACTCTCTACTAAATATTATCTTAGTAGGTATCGGAGGATATACTATTGGTAGATCAGGTGAAAAGATCGCAGACAAGTTTAAAAAAGAGAAGTAGATCATACACGAAAAAATTAAAACATAGTCCTACAGTCCTTAAAACAGGAAATATGGACAAAATTTTAGTGATTTCTGACCTACATATACCATATCATCACCCTGACAGCTTTTCTTTCCTAAATAAACTAAAAACTAGGTATTCTTGGGATAAAGTTATAAACATAGGGGATGAGATGGATTGGCACTCTATTAATGTTAGTCATGTTATCAATCCAGATCTGCCTTCTGCTGCTGATGAACTAGAAGTCGGTAAGTTCTGGATGAAAAAACTAGAAAAGATGTATCCAGATATGCTTTTACTAGAATCTAATCATGGATCTATGGTTCTGCGCAGAGCTATGGCAAAAGGAATGTCTAAGTTCTTTTTAAAAGATTATAATGAGATACTTGATGTATCATCTCGGTGGAAATGGAAAGAGTACCATTGGGAAAATAATCAACTGGGTAGAATATACTTTGCACACCAGGTATCTAAGAATATTGTAAAGTCAGTACAACTTATGTCGGCTTCGGTGTGTCAAGGACACTATCATACCCAATCAAATATAGAGTATGTCGGAAACGACTTTCATTTGAACTGGGGTATGTCTGTAGGTTGTTTAGTAAATAAAACATCTCTAGCTATGGCATACATGAAGATCAATGTAGCCAAACCAATACTATCTTGTGGTTGCATCATAAATGGTGTACCATACTTAATACCAATGTTATTAAGGAAGGATGGTTCTTGGGATGGGCAAATATACATCTAAAGAAAAAAAATATTTTAATAAAATAATTCAACATGGATGTTGCATACCAGGTTGTACATCAAATACACCAATGAATGTCCATCACTTACGAGGTTCTCAGGTTCAATTCAAAAGATCTAATCAGCTTGTAGTACCTTTATGTTTTGAACATCATTCGGAACTGACATGGGGTAAGTATAAACCAGAACATAGGTTTTGGGAATACTATGATTTAGATGCTTTAGAATATGCTAATGAACTGTATGATTTGTACTCTGCACAACATTAATACTTTTAACCTTTTTCATAATAGATCTACCAATATTCTTAGTGCTTTTCTCACCAGTTAGGTGCATAGCAACTACTGCATAGGCACAGAATATAGTATCTGCGTCATAACCAAACTGCTTTAGATATGTAGTATAATCAGTTAAGGTTTCTACTAACTCATCAAGTTGAGATTTAAGTACCATGTAGTATATATATGGCTTTGTTTATAATGTGTCAATTCACAAACCTGGAATAATTTAATCGGTTTTCCAGGATGACTGCGTTGTCCTTTGTCCGAACCATATATTTTTCCCGAAGGAGGGAAACTTACTTCGCTGAAGGCGTGGGATTAGTTTCTCACCCACAAGCTTTCGACTACAGATAGACTGTTTCTCAATGTCTACTCACAACCACCCTTGATTACCTCAGGCATTTGCCCATACTTCATCTCAAGTGTACCTTACCCCTCTGTTAAAGAGTTGTTCAGTCAGCCGATACCGAGAGCTACTCAGTATCACGAAACTTTCTGTGTAGGCGTGTAGCCACCAGCTTTAGCTTTACGCTTACTACCTTATGTCTTTCCTACACAGTTCCATACGGAAACTTTAAAATGGTATATCAGGAACATCATCATCAGGTAATGAATCACCATTGATATTCTCAATAGTGTTGTCTACCTTACTGCCCTGTTTACCACCTAACATCTTCATAACACCAGAGAATCTTGGTATTAGTATTGATGTATTATATCTTTTGTTACCACTACTATCAGTATACTGTGATACATCTATCTGACCTTCTAGGTATAATAGAGTACCTTTGTTTACATAGTTCTTGATAGTCTTACACAAGTTAGAATCAAATGTTACAACCTTGTGCCATGTAGTTTTATCAGTCATCTGCTGAGTGTCTTTATCTCTGACTTTCTCAGTAGTAGCGATAGACATGATAGCCATCTCACCTGACTTGATAGTTTTGATCTCTGGATCTGTACCAGTTCTACCTACAAGTATTACTTTGTTAATCATACATTTACCTCCTGTACTTTTGATTTATCAACAACACCTTTGTATTTTTCTTCCAGTTGTTTGACATATTTGTTTGAATCAAACATACCCATGAATACATCAGCATTGAATCCTAGATGTGATATTGCTTTTGTAAGAGCATCTGTTAGTGCTTTTTTAGGTGCATCATCATCAACTCTACCCTTTGCATCTACCAGTAGATTACAACCTCTTACTGGTCCATACATAGCATTTCTGTTAGATATCCATATAGATACATCTGCAAATTGAAATGCTTTCTCACCAACTGTTAGAGTACTGTAACTAACATCATACCCCCAACCAGTGCCAACTGGTCCGAATAATTCTGTAGCTCGTCTGATTTGATAGTGAGCATCAATAGAAGTAAAACTCCTAGCTCCAAAGGATACCTTTTTAGTGAAGCGTGGATCAGTTTCTTTAGCTTGATCCCATATAGCCAAATTCTTGTTTTGTATCTCATCCATTATATAACCTCCTCAATAGATTGAAAATCAACGTAGTCATCTGGTGCTACGCCTGTTAGTATATGATTGTTCCAAAAGCACCACTCTGCATTGAGTAGTTTCTTTTGAAACTTTTTATCTTGTTGTACATGAAATGCTTTCCATCTTACATTACCAAAGATAACTGATAAAAATGCTTCTTTCATACCAGATACCATCATGTAGTGCTGCACTTGTGCATAATATTTTTCTATGATTGTATCTTCTTTTGTCATCATATTTGTATGTTTAGCCTCAAAAATACCTTTAGGTTTAAGATGTTCATTCAATACATAACCATCTATGTTAGCTAGTATGTAGTCATATTTTTTGTGCATCAATGTATAATCACACTCTTGTACTGCTAAATCTGTATTAGCAGAAAACCATTCCCTGTTGAATGATTCGGTGTGTATACCTAGTTGCACTGGTAGTACAAATGATAGATCTTCTTCAACCAAACCTTTTTTGATTTCAAAAAGTTCTTTCCATTTACCAGCGACCAATAGGTTTGCATCACTCCCTCCGATCCCTGAGCTTCTGTCTATAACTTTCTTTTGACTTTGTATATTCATTTACCTTCCTCTCAACTATAGCTTCGATATCAGATTTTTTTTTCCAAAGAGCATCAGCTAATCTTTTTGCTGACGGATCTCCATTAATTAATCCTTCTCGCAATCTGTATTCTACATCACGATCAAACCAAACTCTAGCTAAATATGTAACTCTTTTGATCCACCATCTTTTTCTTTGAACAGGATCTGCAAGATTATATTTAGTTGGTTTCTTTCTTAGCTTTTTATTTCTTGCAAAAGATTTTATTGCATCATTTATTTTCATAGTAGTTTATCAATCTGTCTATGTACCATCTAGCTTTTCTTAAGT